ATGACAGACGAAGAAATGAAAGAGTTCATGAACGGGCAGATTAAAGAAATCGAGAAGCATAAGTGGATTGAGAGCGAAAAGCGTGGTTATGACCTCGGCGATGAAGCTATCAAAGACTACATCAAGAACTATGCTTCTGCGTATCGCGAAGAATGGAACAAAAACCATCCGAATATAAATAACTAAAAGGATTTTAAAAGGAGTTTAGAATGGCAAATTTACAGGAAGCACTCAGAATTGATGGATTTGATGCAGAAACACAAAAGGCATTTGACAAACTTTGTGCATATCTCGCAGTTTTCAAACACAGAGCAAACCCAGCAAGTCCGCGTTATGTAACCAAGTTGAACGACTTCCAGTTGAAGTTTTTGGAATTTGTGGACAAGGCAGAATCAAACCGTGCTAAACTCCAAGTAAAGTCTTACATCACTGAAATTCAGAACATGCTTGAGAAGGCAGTTTCTCCGGCAACCGCTGCTAAAGCAGAACGTCTTGGTGGCGGAAAGCTCCGTAAGGTCAAGCCTGAGAAGGCTCCTGTTGAGTATGTCAACCCGAATGACGGTGGACTTTATCAAGATGGCGATGTTACCGTTTATGAAGCACCTGCTGACGAAGATCCGGAAGTCCAAGCAGCTATTGAGACTATCCGCCGCAGAGGTGGTCGCGTAACCCGTTAATACCTATACATACATAGAAAATTTTTAAGGCGCATAAGAAATTATGCGTCATTTTATTATATTTTATACTGAAGGACATTTTTATGATAACTTATAACAATGCGGTGTTTACATTAGCGATTATGAAAATGCTTAGCGATGCAGATCGGAAACGATTGAACCTCGCAAGATTTGCATATCCTCGTTATGTAAACATTCTGAATAACTTGGCTGAGGCGTCTTTTGGTGTAGAAGCACTTGCTAAATATGGCTTGCTGAACTACATTAAGAAGGACTTGTCTCAAGAATTGCAGTTCTGGACAAAGCAATACTCCGATGATTATTGGGGCGGATTTGAAAGACGAGCTCAATGCGGTAAAGCAGTTGATAATCTTCTTCAGAGCTATACCGCGAAGGTATATTTTAAAGACTTGTCAAAGATGATTGTGGACACTGTCTGCACGAGTAATAAATTGAGCGACCCAGAGTGGTATGCACCAGTACATTTGGATAAAGTTATCAACTTGATCTTACATAAAACAATGATTAAAAATGAAGGAAACGAATATGAGTAATTTTGATGTTAAGGACTTAGTCCAGAATCAGAATAAGGAGTGTCATGACCGTGAATGGCGCATGGACCCTGTAAGAATTAAGAACTTCATCAAGAAGTCTGCCGAACAGGTAGGTCTTGTTCTTAAGAACCCAGAGCCGAACTGTCCGAAGTGTCATGGCCGTGGATGGACGGGTGTTGATGTAAACACCGGCATTCCTGTTGTATGTCGCTGCATCTTCTTCAAGGAGGATCTTCATAATCAGGAAGAAGTTCCATCTTACTATCTTCGCCCTCGTAATCGTCAGGAAAGACGCCGCGAAGCAAAGATTTTGGCTAAGATGAACGCTAATAAGCCAAAGCAGAAAGAACCTGAAAACGAATATAATGGCTCTATTGAAGAGGAAAGAGACTAATGGCAAAGATTGCATCAAACGTATGGGTTGAGAAATACCGCCCGAAGCATGTGAAGGACATTGTTCTTCCAAATGACTTCATGAAGTTCTTCAAGGATGTTGTAAGCAATTCCTTTGAAGAAGGTATTCCGAACTTGCTTTTGAGTTCACCAACCCCAGGAACTGGTAAGACTACTATTGCTAAGGCTATCGCTGCCGACTTGGAAGCAGATGCGCTTTACATCAACGCTTCTTCTGAAAACTCGATTGATGTTCTTCGTAACCAAATTGCTGGACATGCCGCAACGATGTCCTTCAATGGTGGGCGTAAGATCGTTATTCTAGACGAAGCGGATGGATTGACGCCTCAGTTCCAAAAGGCTCTCAGAGCATTTATTGAAGAATACGAAAAGACTTGTCGTTTTATTCTTACTTGTAATAACCCAGGAAAGATCATTGAACCGTTGAAACAAGGTAGAACGATGGTCTTTGACTTTGACATGGGTAAGTATAAGGACGAACTTATCCCGAAGATCTGTGCTCGTATTGCTGGCATCTTGAAACATGAAGGTGTTCAGTATAGTGACACTGCTGTAAAGAGAGTTGTGGAAAAGACATTCCCGTCTCTTCGTAAGGCAATTTCATTCTGCCAGCAGTATGTTCAGATTCACGGAAAGTTGGACGATGACGCCGTTCCGCCTAACACTGACGATGACTTCATCAAGATCTTCGTTGGCGATGGTAAGCCGAATGTAACTGCTGCAATGCAGTACATGGAAAATTCTGGTATGTCACCGACTGAAGTTTTCAGTACTTTGTTTAGAAAGCTCATTCCAACTTTGAGTTCTGCACAGAATAAATTTAAAGCAACGGACTTGGTTGCGGAATTTGAATATCGTTCACAGATTTCAGCAGATCCGCCTTTGCAAGTTGCTGCTTGCTTGATGAACCTTTGTGCTCAAGGATGTTTAAAGTAATATGAATGACAGCCAGAAAATTTCTTTTGATGATTTCCTTCTAGGATATAAGCACGGACTTTACGTCTTCACAAAAGACTCGTGCGATGCTTGTGTTCGTTATAAGAAGGATCTTGAATGGATAGACTCTTGCTATCTGTATTTTGTAGAGACACCGCTTATTAAGCAGGAAGCCATCTTAGAGAAGTTGACTGGCCGTTCTACATTTCCACAGACAGTCGCTTACGAAGACAACCAAATTAAATTCGTAAGAACAGGCATAGAATTTGACAAGCAGCAGGTAGAAATCCTGATGCCTTTCTTGAAGAAGCTCGGAACTGAGCCTTTGACTCCTGAGGAAATTGAAAGACGAATCCAGAAGCAGAAGAACAGATGCCTGCTTACATTGTATGTTTTCAGCAAGGACATTCCTGAAGAAAAGCGAAAGGAGCTTGTTCTTAAGGGCGCTGAAATAAACGAATTTGCTATTGATGTTTCGCATGTTGGCGAAGGATTGCCCGACAGCGAAAGAGAAAGGTTGCTTGAAGGCCAGTATCATACTTGTAAGCTGGCTCTTTTCAAGCCTACTGGACAGCAAAGTACATTAGGCGATTTTGAACAGAGAATCGTTCTTGGCTTTGCTGCTGTAAACCAGGAAATTACATTTGAAGTGAGGGATGTATGACAGATTTAGAAAAGGTGAACACCGAACTTAAATGTACTCATGATGTCAACTTGAATGTGGGCAACATGTGTTACAACCAAATCATCAGAGCATTCGCAAAAGACGGCTCTGACACAAAAGAACGAATTGTTTTCTTCTTCTTTAAGGATAATGAATTCGTTTTCGCTTATGATGGACCGATTACGCTCAAGAAAGAAGATCTTGACAAGGCCATCACGATTTGTAATGAGGGATTATGATTGAGATAGTTTGTGTAGGCGAACGTAAGCCAGACCAAGTTGACGGTAATGGAATCTATTACATTCCGAACGGACCTGGCCTTGACGGTATCGCTTCTAAGTATAACTGGGCTATTGAGAATATCGTTCTGAAATCTGACGACGATGTTATCTGCTTCCGACACGATGACTTTGAGTTCAGAGAACAGAAGGATATGATTATCGGTAAGATCCGCCGTGCTTGTAAAGAAGGCTGCGGCGTTATCGGTCTTATCGGTACTATCATTCTCGAGTCTTCATGTACTTGGTGGGAACCTAACCGCTTTTTGAACGGTGACGGATTTATCATTCAAGGCGGCCTTCAAGAAGTTGTGGATAAAGAAGGAAAACCTGTTCTTGTTGAAGGTAAGCAAATGTATAGACGCATCGAGTATAAGATGGCAGGCGACTTGAAACAGTACTCGCCTGGTCTTCATACTTATTTGACCACTCTTGACGGCTGCTGCTTGTTCATTAACCGTAAGCTGCTTGAAGAGGGTATGCGTTTTGACACTAACCTAAAGGGTTATCACTTTTACGACGTTGACATTTGTTTACAGTCGCTTTCCAGAGGTTACAAGAATGCGACGATAAACATTTTAGGCAAGCACGAGTCAGAAGGCCGCCCGCCTGCTGATTTTGATACATACCGTAAGGTCTGTCACGACAAGTGGACTGCACGAATTGACCACTGGCCGATTACGACACTTACGAAGTTCCATGAGCCGGAGGTTTCAAATGCAGACGGAGATGGAAAAGGAGTATGAAAAACTCACTAATGCATATCCAGAAATAGAATGGTCCGTTGCTTCTTCTGAAGGCAACGGCGTTCTGACTGGAAAGACGATGGGCAAGATCGTCGTTAATGTTTTCTATCCGTCCCGACAGTTTTTGCTGTCGTCACAGGTGATGGACATTATACGATACAGACATTCGTTTACCGACAAGAGCAAGTGGCTGATAGATAACAGCCATGTGCTTATGTCTTTTGACGATAATCAAGTTGAGCTGGGAAAAATTTTAAGTTTTACAGCACAAGACCTAAAAAGATATTATATTGAACAAAAGAAGGAAGAAATTCATGCCGCGCAAAGCTACTACAAAGAAATCTACATCGGATACTAAGCCCAAAAAGGCACCTAAGGCAGAACCAGAAGAAAAGAAGATTGGTCTTTTTGATGTTCTTGATATGATTGCTGGAGCAAAAACTCCGTGGGAAGAGCTTTCCGATGACTATAAGGCCGCATATAGCCAGTTCATGATAAATCGTTTTATTGCGTCTGTTGACTATCTTTTGCCAATCGTTGAGCATCTTTCTTGTATGAAAGGCTTAACGAACGAACAGCATTACTTGATGTTGACAAGCGCCATTCCTCCTGGCCGTAAGCTTTGGTTCAATTACAAGATGTTTAAGAAAGAAAAGACCGACAAGGACGAAGAGTTCTATGTTTGGGCTATGTCCAGAGAATACGAGATCGGATTAAGAGAAGCAAGGACTTATATAAATAATTTAGATAATACTGAAAAGGCCCAGTTAAAAGACAAATGGGAAGAGATCTATAAGAACAAATAAGAGGAATTTGGAGATGGCTCACAAAACATTTAAGGAATTGATGACTGAAGCCAGCGTAGGTCAAAGCGATATTTTCCGTGCTTCTGATAATATCGTTAAGTACCTTGGCAAGCAGTTAGGCTGTACATATAAGGAAATTGATGGACAGGACTATGCCAACAGCACAGGTAACTACTTCGGTTTCCTTTACATTAGCCCAGAGAACTACTCGGCTATCCGAGTAAACTGGGACGGAAACACATTCCATTCTATCAACTTCTGGAACGATTATAAGACAGAAACTGTTCCGGCTTTGGAAATCTTTACTGCAAAGATTGCTCCGGGTCAGTCTTCATTCGCTCGTCTCCTTCCAGAAATTGCTGAAATTATCAAGAACGGTGGCGTTCAAGATCCTGACGCTATGGACGATGATTTTGACGATGAAGTCAACGAATCTTTGAACGAAGATGTTGAGTATAACGGCGAAGTCTATAAGTCAAGAGTTGAAGTCGTTAAGGCAATGTATGACGCTGGTAAGTCTATTGACGAAATCAAGACTGTTGTAGGCTATCCTCCTGGACATATTCGTAAGCTTATCGCTAAGTACACAGGCGAAGCTGAACCGAAGACATCTACATCCGGTAAGATTAAGGTTCTTAAGGGCCAGCCGGAAACATTGACTCCGTCTAAGGCAACAAAGAAAGCTCAGCAGATGCTTGACGATACAGAATATGCTGACCCAGATATTGTCTTCCACGAACTTGAACAGTACTGCACATTGATTGGTAAGGGACTTCTTACTGCTTTGATGATTACTGGACAGGGCGGTGTTGGTAAGTCATTCACTGTCGGCGATGTTTTGAGACATTACGGCAATAAGGGCGAAGACTATGTGATTATGAAAGGTCACTGCACTCCGTCTGCTATGTACCGCTTCTTGTATAACCATTACGACAAGATCTGCGTCTTTGATGACTGTGACTCCATCTTTGACACTGCTGATGGTATGAACATTCTTAAGGGCGCTTTGGATACTGGCGATCCTCGAGAAATTTCTTGGATGACAAAGGGATCTGACGTTGTTAATACCTTTGGTATGGAATCTCACGATGAGATTGAAGCAGCTCTTGCTGAATACTCTGGAAGCCACGGCGGTAAAGAAGGTACTCCTTCATACTTCGTATTTGAAGGTGCTGTAATCTTTATCTCGAACCTTCCAAAGCAGGCTATCTACAAGAAAGACCGTGCTATTCTTTCAAGATGTACCGTAATTGACATCACCCTCAGTGCTCGCGATGTTATCAAGCGCATTAAGACTGTGCTTCCACACATCAAGATTTACTCAGCATTGAAAGGAAAGGGTAAGAATGGCTCACGCGACATCACCAATGACGCTATCAAGAAGGAAGTCTTCGAGTACATTTCGTCTGATGAATTCTTGAACAACCCGAAGATGCGTGGAAAGGAAATCAACTTCCGTTTGTTTGACCAAGTCTATAAGTACCGCTACGGTGAACTTGAAGACTGGAAGCAACTCGCACTCAGAGCTGGTGGTTAATATCAAAATAAATATAGTACCGAAAACCGGGCCCTGCCCGGTTTTTTTATGAAGGAAAAGAGGTTAATATGTGTGAATACAGAATGCCATCTGCTGTTGAGGCAGGACTGAATGCAAGAGCATACTTTCAAGCCTACCGAGGATTATGCAGAATGCGAGTCAGATTCGCTGAAGAACAGCTCAGTGACTACTGTGCATTGATTGCTAGTCATCAGAACCAGAAGATCGGTGAACTGGCTGAACATAAAGCAAAGATATGGGCTCATGTTTTGAACTATTGGAAACTTAAGATTACCGATTCTAACCGTAAAGAAAAAGAATACTTTGGAGAAGCATAATGAAGTATAAAATTGAACTTAACTTTGAAGAAGAATCATTCAACATGTTCCAGCAAGGTGAACTTGAAGCGATTTTTAATGAAGCGCTCAATAAGATTGATGATGAAACAGGCGTTCATTTGAAGAATGCTAAGTTGAATGATAATCTCTATTGGGTAAAGTAATGTACACAGGATATTTCGCAAAGACAAAGAAATATGAAGCCGCTGGCTTGGTTCCTGTTGCTATATGTAGTAAAGTCCCGAAGTGGTTCAAAGGACCAACTTACGGAAAACTTGCTCCCATTCTTGAGATGCTTGTTGAATGGAAGTATGGCAAGATGGAATCCCTTGAAGATCATAAAGGCGATAATGAGTGGTACACAAAACGTTATAGTGAAGAAGTACTTAAGAAACTTCAAGCGAAGAAAGTCGTTAAAGAACTTGAGGAACTCGCAGGCGTAGACCAGTCAAAGATCGTCTTGATGTGTTACGAAAAGCCAGAAGACTTTTGTCATCGTCATCTCGCTGCTGCCTGGCTTAATGCAAACAGCGTGAAGTGCCTTGAGTATACAGTACCTTTTGAATCTGAATCACAATTAGAGGAGTTTATATTATGATGTCACCAAGACAAGAATCAGAGTGGCCTATTGAAAAGGCTATTGAAGAATTGAAGAAGGGGGACCGTGAACACCCTGTGAAATTGGAATCATGGAAGGCTTGGCGCCTTGCTGAGTTTCTAGAAGAATTGCATGAACGTCGTAAGAGCCGTCCAGTTGATAAAGATATGTCTTACGTCGTTACAGTTACATATCTTCATGATATGGACACTGAGTACCGTAAGGTCTATCAAGGCAAGGATCCTGTTGCAGCAAAGCAAGCATTCCAGAAGTACCTTGAACTTTGGTATGATGGCGATGAAAAGATCGTCAACCCATTTGCTTACAAGGAAAGCTGCGGTTACTTTGAAGGAGCAAAGTATAAAGACGAATTCATTACTTATGCTCAGGCAGAAGAAATGCTTTCAGACGCTCTTGATAACGCTATCGCAAAGAACGAAGACTATTACATAGATCCTGAAGATGTCGGCCAGGAGCTTGACTTCTCAGTCTGTCCTTGTCGTCTTGAAGTTTTCAAAGGTGAGTACTTCGAGTATTAAGAAAGTTTTCTGCCCAATGAAAAAAGGCTGAAAAGTTATTAAATTTGAATTAGAGGTAATTCAATGACAATGAAAGTCAAAATCAAAAATAAGAGTTCTCGAGAAATTCCTCAAGAACTTGTAGATGCAGTGCCGTTTAAGTCATTTGACGAAGTAAATCGTATTGCGGACGAATATAATCTTCGCATCACTGAACTCTCAAATGGTTATGAGAACGGCAAACTTGTTGAGCAAGAACTTACATTTGGAGACAGCTATGCAAAAGAAAATTAAGTGGGGCTTCATTCAGCCTTTGACCGGGGGCATGGCGCTTGGAGCTGAAAAGGCCATCGGTTCTGCGCCTGACTGGGTCCTATCATTCCCGGGTTTCTGTAATCACACAGAAAACGAGGATGGCACAGTCAAGTCTGCAATGAACGAATATCATTATCTCATGTACATGAAGAAGCACGGTAAGCTTCCTCCTTACATGACTATTAACCGTCACCCGTTTGCTGACTTCACTAAGGAAGAAGATCCTTGGCACCCAGAATTCATTAAGAATGATTTCAGCACTACTGACACGCTTGATTTAAGCAATACAGACCTTGTATGCGCATTGCCAGTTTGTTCTGGTTTATCTAACGCTACCACAACTCAGAACGATGAGACGCGTGAACTAAGAAACTGCAACATGCAGTGGATCACAAAGTATGTACTTGAGCATATCAAGCCGAAGGCATACATCTTTGAAAACGCACCGGCACTCTTTGCAGGCGCTAAGGGCAAGCCTATTCGTGACTTCATTGACAAGACTGCTGAAGCAGCTGGTTATTCAGTTACTTACTTCAAGACTGACACTGCTCTTCATCACAATGCTCAGCGTCGTCCAAGAACATTCGTAATTTGTTGGAAGTGGACAGGCGATACGAAGGAAATGCCGCCTATCATCAATTTCCAGAAGGACGAAATTTCTGTTAAGCAGTTCTTTGATGAAATGCCTGCTTATGAACAGAACGAAGAAATGCCTCTTGGCTGGTGTAACAAATGCGAACTTGACTACATGAAGCAAGCACATCCTGATGATTATCGTGAGTGCTTGAAGGAACGCACAACCTTCGCTCACATCATTGAGTGTAAGGAAAGAGAACAGTTTATCAAGTTCTGTGAGACATACGAATGGGACGATGGCGAGACTGAGAAGCACCGTGCTTCAATGATTCGTTCTATCAACCACGCACAAGACAAGTATAATGTTGGCTCTTGGGTATTTGATACCACGACTGCTGTGATTGACGATAAGAAGAAGATTCCTTCTATCATGCACAAGGTTACAGTCGCTAAGCTTCACCCTTATCACGACCGTCTTTTGACAGTTGGTGAAATTCTTTACTGTATGGGTATGCCGACAGACTATCATATCTACGGACAGACATTCGAGAAGTCGCATCAGACTGGTCAGAATGTTCCTGTGAACACTGCTCGTTACATCGTTTCCGAAATCGTTCGTGTCCTCAACGATTGGGATACTGAACGCCGCAATACGAATGGCAACCCGTTCTTCGGCGATGACGACAACGTAGAATATGTAGACAACACTAAACAGACTTACTCATGTAAGCCTACTGAGAAATAAAATCATCGGTCAGCAAAAAGGCCGAAATGTTATTATATTTTAACTATAAAGGTTTCAACAAAGGAGATTGATTATGAAATCTGCTGCATATAAAACTGGTGACTTGGTTTTCCACAAGAACACAGGACTCGTTTATGAAGTCGCTTCTGACCACATTTCAACGAATGACCGTGTTTATGTTCGTCGTGCAAACCTTCACAAGACAAGCCGTTACGGTGAACATTCTGTGGTGAATAAGGAACTTACTCAAATCACAAAGTCTAATCTCGTTAAGTGTTCAGTCTTTGAAGCATCTCTTGCTATCGCAAGTGAACGTATTATCGCTGGTAAAAAGGCAAGAAATGAAAAGGAAAAGACTGCCGTCATGCTTTACAAGCAGATGCTCGAGACTAAGGGCATTTACTCTTCTGCAGAGAAAATCTACGGAGGTCGCTAATGTGGCTCATCACTAAGTATCACTGCGATGAAAACGGCCGTCCTTACGGCGAAGCATTCCAATCAGAATGCTACTCTCAGGAACTTATGGAATCTTACAAGAATCCTAAGTTCGTAGTCGCTATTCAAGAAAAGATTGGAGCAGGCCAGTATAAGACTATCTGGCAGGCAGCATAAGTAATGTTCGTCTATTTCGTTAATGATATTCATATAGACATGCATCTTCCTGGTATCAAAGCTGGGAAGCGTGCATCTCAAGTTTATCATAGATGGATGGACGAGAATCTTCTTGCTGCTGACACGCTTTGTATCGCTGGCGACATTGCAGACAGTAGTTTATATTTCCTTGATTTTCTGGCTGCTTGTCGTGACCGATATGAACATGTCGTCTACATATATGGAAACCATGATATTGGGATCTACGATAAAGAATATGCAAGTGTCTCGCAGAAAATTGGAGCGATGAACAACTTTGCAGACAATATGAAAAGACTTGGCACATCAACGCATACGATTAAGACAAAATTTCATAGATTAGATGGACAAGAAATCGTTGGTGTTAATGGCGTGAATTTCCTAGGCGCTATGGGGAGCACAGACTTCTCTTATGGTAAAAAGATTGGTCTCACTGAGGAATACTGCTTGTCTCAGTGGAAGGAGAAAAAAGACGGTAAAGTCTGGAAGAAGTGGTGGACTGATAATCCTTATGAAATTGCTAAGGATGAAAAGTCCCGTCTTCTTGCACCCCTAGGAAGTCAGGCCAAAGATCCCGATATCATTCTTTCTCATTTCGCACCTTTAGGCGTTCCAGTGCCTGACCGCATTAAGAATAGGCCGAAATCTGGTTTTGATTACTGGGATGTGTCTGACATAATAAATATGTTACCGCCCGGCGCTATTTGGCATTTTGGACATACCCACTCTCGTCTCAAATATGAGAAAGATGGGATTCTCTATCTGAATAACCCAATTGGTTACCCAGGCGAGAAAACAGACTCACTCGGAAAATTCAGCAAAGAAGATTTTCTGATAAACATAAGGAAATGATATGATTCTTACTCAAGATAAAATTCTATTGGAGATTGCCGAAGAAAAGACTACCGGCGGTATCTTTATTCCAGAAAAGAAGCAGGGTACCCGCTCCTTTAAAGTAGTCGCTGTTGGTCCGGGCCGCTATAACCCGATGACTGGAAACTTCAAGCCAGTTCAGGTTAAGGTTGGTGACCGCGTAGTTGTAGACACAACTGTCGCTCCGGAAATTTCCATCGTTAAGAACGGTGTAAAGTCTAAGTACTACATCATTCCAGAAAAGGAAATTCAGTACATTCTTGAAGATGGAGAAGACTAATGAAGGTACTTGACGACAAGATGATTGTTCGCAGCCTTACTCGTAAGACAGCCGGTGGCCTCGTTCTTCCGGGTATGCTCGTTGCTTACACAATGTATGAAATTGTTAAGATTGGTCCGGGTCACTACATTTACTCGATGAATGCAACCATTCCTAATCAGGTTAAAGTAGGTGACCGTGTTCTTATCAACTATGGTTCATGCGTCTCTATTGGCGAACATGAAATTGATGGTAAGAAAGAAGAACTCTTCCTTGTAGACAACAGTGAAGAGGCTATTATGATTCTCGAGGAAGGTGAGACTATCCTATGATTAAGAACATTGTGCTTATTGCGGTTGCCGTAATACTTTACACGGCTTTGCTTTTGAACATCGGCGTGTTCGGTGTTGCTGCTGCAGCGGTAGCACATACTGTCTCATTGTTCATTCTTAAGTGGGGCGCTATTCTTGGTGGATACGCCTTCGCTATTTACTTACCTATAAGAATTATTGAAGCGCTGAAGCTTAGAACGAAACGCGCCGCTGAGATTGAGCAAGAAAACAAGAAAACTATTGAACACAACAAGAAAGTCGCTGCTGCTGAAAAGCAACAGGAAGACGAAATGAAAAAACAAGAACTTGAAAGTAAAATTCTTAAAGCATACTACAAACAAGAGGATGAAATATAATGGAAACCAAACCAGAAACTCTCGAACAAGAAGTTAACCATCCGTCTCACTATCGCTCCCACGAGAGCGGCATTGAGGCTATCACGATTACACGCTACTTGATGTGTGATTTGGCAAACGCCTGGAAATACGCTATGCGTTATGAAGACAAAGGCACGCCAAAGAAGGACCTACTCAAGTTGGTGTGGTATCTTGAAGACTGGGCTCGCTTCTTCTTGGACGAAAATAATGTTGACGTTTGTCAGACAACTGTAGACCCTGTCCTTCTTTACCCGAAGATGCTCAAGGTTATTGACGCCGAACCTGTGCCTGAGATTGCTGAGGTTATGCGCCAGATCTATCGCATTGTTTTGGACGGTGGGCTCGTCTCGCCATCTGCATTCAAGAAGGCTCTTGATGATGTCAAGGCTTATGCAGAAAAATTTGACAAATAAACTATTGACGAAATCAAAAAATTTAGTTATATTTTCAATACTGAAAAAGTTTTTACACAAAGGAAACGAATTATGAATAATCTTACTATTACTTCTACGAAGATTCTCCCTATCTCTAACGGTATCGGTGGCTGCGTAGCTATTGCTCAAGTTGTGCTCAATGATGCAATTAAGTTGACTGGCTTGAAACTTGTTGAAAATGATGGAAAGCGTTACATCACATACCCTCGTAATTTGAGTAACAAGCAGAAGAAATCTTACTTCTATCCCATTAACGAAAATACAGCAGATTTTATTGCTAATCGTCTCTGGGCAGATTTTGACGCTGAAAACAAGTAATGACTAAAAAACGCAAAATTCCGACTAACATCCCGCAGCTCCTTCCAAACAAGAAAAAGGAGCTGCTAAAGTTATGTTCAAATCCAGAGGCAATTAAGCGCATCATCGAGATGAACAAAACTGCGGCTGCTGTGTTGGAAAAGAAAGAAACAGCACGCTCTGTCACAATTGGTGAGTGGGTTGAGCGTGCTTTTAAAATTTTGCCTGAAGATTTTCAGACGGAAGCAAATAAAGAAAAATTAAACTCGCTTTTCCAAGACCCACTGGAAGCGGATATGGGGTGTGTAACTGATGACTCATGTAATGAACGGAAAGCAGGTGACGACAAATGAACTTGTTAGTGAAGTTTTCGCATCTGTGATTGAAGATGTTTCTAAACACTTTAACGAATACGCAAGAATCTATATCAAAGATTTTGACGACTACAATGAAGGCGATTTTGACGCCATCGCAAAGTGGAAACCGAAGATTGTAAGCAAATTGAACACAAGGTTGAACAAGCGAGGTATGGAAAAATGATGGACTTTATCGTAGGCAAGGTTTATAACTCGAAGCTCGGTGTGCCTTATAAATTATTACAGGTCAACGGCGAAGTCGCTACTATTCAACACTTACTACGAGTTCGTAAGGCCAGGATCATTAAGTATTGCGGAGTTAACGCGCTTACTTTTGATTTTGGAAAGGACATGATTTTTGCCGAAGAGATTAAACCTATAGAAGATGAAACTATCGAGTATGGGTATAATCATAAGGAAATAACGATTAACAAGAGTGGAGAAAGCTATGTCAGTTTGTTCAAAGAACACAAAGAGCAAGAAGCAAATCAAGAAGAAGACTGAACCAAAGAAACTTAAAGAACAAGATGTAGAAGTTTTGCTTGAAGGTGATGAGGAAAAGGCAACAAAGTCGGCGACTATTGACCCGATGGCAATTCCTGACTACTTCAACAACATCAGAAACAACTATTTCGTAGCTAACCGAGTAATTTGGTTGACTGACGACATCGAGTGGCCTATCATCACGGAAGTCATGCAGAAACTCTCGTTCGCTGATGACGATACGATGGATCCTGTTTGGATTTACATTGGTTCTTGTGGTGGTCTTTGTGATGCTGGTATGGCACTTGTAGATATGATTGAGAAGATCAAAAAGAAGGGCATTGTGGTAAATACCGTCTGCGTCGGTTCGTGCTCTTCTATGGCGGCCGTTATCCTTGCGTCTGGCACTCCAGGTCACCGATACGCATTCCCGTCTTCTCGTATCATGATTCATCAGGCACGAGTAATGATGGCTGGTGGTTCATACGATGAAATGCAGAACGAAGCAAACGAATTGCTTTACTGGACTGAAGAAATTGAGAAGGTATTCGTTCGTTGCTCCGGAAAGACACAGAAAGAAATTAAGCAGGCTATGTCCTATGACAACTATATGTCAGCAAAGGACGCGAAGAAGTTCGGCTTGGTTGATAAGATTGATGTTGTGATACCGTAATGAGTGAAAATTTCAGCAAAATTCAAAAGTACTTTAACATAGGACAACCGGAGGACCAAAATCCTCCGGATCCTTTTGCTAATGACGGAGAAGATGATGTCATTGATGCGAAAGCAAACAATGTCGATGACTTCATGACACAAGTCCTTGCTTACCGTCAAGAAATGCCTGAGGATTACGCTGTGCTGTTGAAGCAGGCTAGTTCTCAAAGCAAGTTCAAGGACGATTTTGTCTCTTACATGGAAAATCCTCGTAAAACTGAGAGTTTGAAGGTAATGAGAAAGAAGGATCCTGAACACTTTTTCTCTATCATTCGTAGATACGAGTATTTACTTAACTTGTTGGCAATGCGCCTTGGGATTCCTCTTGTCGCCTTCCTAAACATTGACAAGTTATAAATAATTTGAGGAATTTATGAGTTTTAGAGATTTTGTAAACGAAAACGGCGGAATTTCAAAACGCCGACCAGTAGCACCACCAGTAATACAGGAACAGAAAACTATGATTGATAGACCAGAAGGAATCAGACGACAAACGCCGGTAAGAAGACCTCGTCCAGTTCCTAAAGCGCCAGAAGAGGATGTTATTACCGAATCTGACAATATGATTGAAACCTTGCAGGAAAAGATTGTGCAAGTTTTCTATCGTTTCGGTCTTGCCGGACTTAATCGTGTAGACGATGCTATTATTGAATGCGTGAACCAGATGCTTCACCCAGAAGGTACTGTTGCAGAATCTACCACACAGCGCCCAGCTGCCCGCAAGCAGTCTACTACTCAAGCAGTATCTGCAAAGAAGCCTGCTGCAAAGCGCCCGATGACTGTGGCTGAAATTGCCGCTGCTGCACTTCGTGATTTGCCGCCTATGAATGGCGACCAAGCTGCTACTGTAGCAAAGAAGGCACCTACACAGTCTCAGGTAACTATGCCACGCGGAGCTGCTGCACAAAATGAAACTTATGGAGCACCAGAACCTACTTATGAAGATCCGATGGCCGCTCTTGCTGAAGAGAAGTTGAACCCAGAAGAAATGGCAATGCTTCAGCAGCAACTTGCAGAAGAAGGAATGTCCGCTGAATCAGCAGTTATTCCCCAGAAGCGAGACTTGAGCGTTCTCTCTATAGCAGCGGGTGCATTACAGAAATAACTATATGAAGAAAAACACTAAGAAAGAAACTAAGAAATTTGAGCCGAAAGAACTAAAAGACATGGTGCCGGTAAACGGCTTAGTTCTTGAGGCTTTCCCGAATGCAATGTTTGACGTTCAACTTGAAAACGGCATCGTGCTGAAATGCAAGGTGAGCGGCAAAATGCAGCTAAAAAACATAAGGGTTCAACCCGATGATAAAGTCATTGTAGGTGTCAACATCTACGATAACACAAAGGGAAGAATCGTTTGGATTATAAGAGAGGAAAAACGATGAGCTTTATTCCGGACTACCAGCCTGCTAGAAAATACGGTTATTGGGAATTGAGAAATACCCATCCCGAGTGGTCGCAGCTGCTTGACCAGCAGAATGCGTGGGCACAGTATGAACAGAAGCCTAACTTGGCAGGTCTGCCTCCGGAAGTCGTTAAGATGATTCCTCAAACGGTCCGTGATGGTAAAGACGATGACCGAATTGATGCGTGGATTCTATAGATAAATATAACATGGAACCAGTAGAAATAGTAGAATCATTGTGGCAAAGAATGGAAGACTCTTTAACGGATGAAAATTCGTTAAGCTGTATGCGTCGTCTTACCAATAATGCCAAGTTGCTATCTAACTACATGGAGTCCTACGGTATTATTGAAGAAGCAAATAACGCATTCTATACATTGAAGTCTACAAACAAGAAAATCTCTATGGGCACCCACAGCAGATCTGTGGACAATGCTCTTGTTTACATTTTCTTGAAGATGCTGACCACATTGCCTACAAGAACTAAGGCATATCGTCTCGGATTGATTGACAAAGATGGACGATTGGTCAGACAGCCAAAGACACAAGCAGAACATGACTCAATTTCAAACCTCGACTTGCTCATGTTTAGAATGAGAAAATGGCTGGCAGGACGTATTCAGTACTTGTCATCTGTTTCGTGGCTTAAAGGTACTGACAATTCTATAAGATTACAGAACTACTTCTCAAACGTCGAGACAGTGGCTCGTCAGTATCAAGTTCAACGATTGAACGCTGATTTGGAAAGACTTTTGGCTAAAGGCTAGGTATGAGTTGTCCAGAATGTGAAGCACAGCGCCTTGTCTATGGGTTTTCACTCGAGATAGGTGGTCAGTACATGACACAAGTCAATGAAATTAAGACATGCTGTGCTGTGCCTACCAAGATTACAGACATTGATACATTAACGGTTACATTTACACACAAAGACAAGACTTACAAGATGAACAAGAAGGAGTTTCTTGCTAAGTCTTGGCGTAAGTATGATTCGTATTAGGAGGCATCATGCGTTTCTTGTTTAGAAAAGAAGCAATTAACGAACTTATTGATTTGGTACATTGCAGCCAAGAAGAAGCTGGACGCATTGTAGATGCTGCCTATAAATTGCATAATGACTCTGGTGATTTAGACCAGATTGCAGAACCATCAGAATTTGCCGAGCTTGTCGCTGATGAAGTGCTTGATGGCAAATACGATGAATTGATGGAAGCACAAGAAATTCTTGAATCGGAAGGATTCATTTTAGAGGACTTCGGCTGCGGCGTAGGCGGTATGTGCGGCGCAGACCAAGGAATCCCCTGTGGTGGGGATGGCAAAGCAGTTGTCCCAGTAAGAATGGACGGCGGCAAGCCAAAGCGTAGAATCTACTACCGCAAACGTAAAATAAAAAAGAAAGCAGAGTAAATTATGAATGAAAAATTCGAGAGAGCAAGCGAAGTTCAAGACGGTTACTGGTATACATTCGGGTATAAGGCATTGAAAGATGACCCTACCTATGACAAGACGCCCTTTATCCTATGCCTTGGGCCAGGCAAAAACATAAATTGCTTCGTTGGAATTAACTTCCATCGTGTTCCGCTTCAGGACAGAGTAAATTTCTTACTGTTCTTGAATGAACACTTCAACATGACCACAGGAGACGAACGAATCGTTGACTTTGTCACATCTGATGGTCTTAAGCTAAAGTTCCCACAGGTTAGAAGCGCCATTCGCACATATAACCGCACACAGGTTCAGAACTGCTATCGAGTTCCGGGCTGTGAGGTAGGCAAATACATAGAATATGATGGAGATTTCATGATGAAAGAACCATCCGCCATTATGAATCAGTATTGGCGTGACTATGCTGCGAACGTATCACCTGAAGGATCTAGTGAATTATAATCTCATATATCATCATATCATCACAAGAGGACTTTCTAGAGAATACTGCGAAATACCCACTGAAAACCACCACGTCATTCCGCGCTCGGAAGGTGGTAGCAACAAAAAGTCTAATAAAGTTGCTCTTACTCCCAAAGAACATCACATAGCCCACCTATGTCTTATTAAGTTGGGCATGTGTTTGAAGTACTGCTTTAGACATTTGTCAAGCAGGGAATACATTAAGATGAAACATGATGAACGTGTGAAGAAACACCTAGACAAATAATCAGAAAGAAAATTTTGCCCAGCCTTCGCTGAGGCAGTAAATTTGTTATATTTTACATAGGTTAAAATATAACTAAAGTTTTCTACTAGAGGAAGATACATGAAGCAATATGATGCTAATGCGATTGATGTCCTTAATGGATTAGAAGCAATTCGTAAAAGACCCGATATGTACATCGGTTCTACTTCGGGAGTTCACGCTACAGGTCTTTATCGCCTTTGTCGTGAAGCGGTAGATAACTCCCTTGATGAATATCTTGGAGATCACAACAAACAAGTTTACATTATTTATGACTCCAAGACTTTTGAGACGATCGTTCTTGATAACGGTCGTGGTATTCCTGTTGGTTACAGCGATAAAGCAAAGATGGACGCTTTGACCGCAGTCGTTTCTCAAATACATGCTGGTGGTAAGTTTGACCATGATGCTTATAAGACATCGTCTGGTAAGAACGGTGTTGGTATCACTGCGCTGAACGCATTGAGTAAGCGTCTTCAAATCTGGTCTAACAACTCTAAGAATGGTAAGTGGAATACACAGGTATTTGAGCACGGTGTCATCAAGTCTGATGTACTTGAACAGAATCCGCCTAAAGAACTTTTGAAGTTGGTTCCGAAGAAAGGAACTATCTTGAAGTGGACACCTGACGATAAGATTTTCAAGGACAGTCTTGCACTTGATACAGATCGTCTCTTGAGAGAAATGGAAGACATCCAGTATCTCTGTCCAAATCTTCATATTCATATTATCATTGATGGCAAGGAGACTGAATACTTCTCTGAAGATGGTCTTGCTGAACTTGTCGCAAAATCGCCGACAAATGATAACATCTTTACATTTACAGATGATGGTGATGATGTCGCTATCAACTTTACTAGAAGCGACGTAACGTCTTTCAAGTCATTCGTTAATATCAGTTATACGAATCTTGGTGGTACTCACTTGACAGGCTTGAAGAAGACGATTACTGACTACGTCAAGTTGCAGACCAAAAAGAAGATTGTCAATGACGATATTCTCGAAGGCGTCATCGGTGTCATTCACCACAAGATGCCTGAACCGCAGTATTCTGGTCAGACAAAGAACGAATTGACCAACAGCGGTGTAGATAAGGAAGTCCAAGAGAAGTTGACTCCTGAATTGGAGAAGTGGTTCAAGAAGCACAAGGACGTTCTTAAGAGAATCGTTTCTGATGCTGAAAAGATGCTTGAACAGCGTAACAAGATGAAGGACGAAAAGGACTTGATGAAGGGTCTTAAGGAAATCACTCAGTCAAGCCGCTTTATCTCTGACAAGTTCCTTGACGCTGACAGAAGAAAATGGAAGAATCCAAAAGATCTTGAATTGTTCATCGTTGAAGGTGACTCCGCTGGTGGTCACTTCAAGAACGCCCGTGAATCGTTCCAAGGTGAACTTAAACTTCGTGGTAAGCCTATTAACGCTCAGACAAAGAATGCTGAAGACTTGTTTGGTAAGGGCGGTGGTAAGCCTAAGGTAAACAAGAAAGGTAAGGAAGTCAAACCGAAGGAAGGTAACCGAGAGATTAAGGACTTGGTCGCTGCTTTGGGTTGCGGTCTTAATGGAGACTATGACGAATCCAAACTTCGTTTCGGTAAAGTGATTATCTTGTCTGACGCTGACGTTGACGGACAGCACATCGCTAACTTGTGTATCGCATTCTTCGTCAACTATATGCCAGAACTTATTAAGCGTGGTCACGTCTATATCATAGATGCTCCTCTGTTCATCGCTACATCTGCCAAGTCAAAGGAATTTGGTATGACTCGTGCTGAGGTTGATGCTAAGATGAAGAAGGCAAAGATAAGTGACTATACTGTTACTCGTCTTAAGGGTTGGGGAGAAACCAACGCTGACCAGCTTTCTGAACTGTGCTTGTCGCCGAAGACTCGTAAGCTCATTCAGTTGCAGTGGACTCCAGGACTGGAAGAAACTTGCAAGCAGACTATGGGCTCTGATGCTTCATTCAGAAAGGAACTTTTAGGTGTCAAATAAGTTTGGTTATACGGACAGCGTCTATATGTCTAAGTATGAACATAAAATATGTTGTTCGTTCTATGCCAGCGATGGTCACCGCTATGAAATAGAAGAGCGGGACGATTGGAGCATTCAGGACGCTATAATGGACATTGAAAAGGAAATTGGAACAAGAAGAGTGAGGAAACACAATGAAAGTGTTGATAGAGTATTTGCCAAAGGACGATATTGGAAAGAAAAAATATCCAGATGTTTCATACGAAGTCTACGTTCCGGACGGAATGACTGACGAGGAGATTGCGAAACTGTATGAATCTAAGCATACAGGAATCCACCATGTTGGGATTCGAGTACTAAATATAGAACATTTGGATTGACATTTCTGGAGAAAGTTGTTATATTTACACTATGATACCATCTGACTTTCTTAACAACATTCTCCTTCGTTACATTGCTTTTCTTGATAGGAAAAGCTGGATAGAAACCGAAATGACCCGCTTTAAGCGACCGACTGAAAACATTCATACGGTCTTTACATTTAAAGTAGATACTGGTCTTCCAAAATGTATGGTCTATGATCATTCCAATCACTTGCTTATAGACTATTCCGCTATCTGCAATGCAGATGTAACGAAGGACAATGCGACTGACTTGATGAAGAACATGGAGATTAAGAAGATTCCTGTCTCCACTTTATCAAGAGCCAAATGTGAAGAGATAATGTATAACAACCTTCTTGCACAAGAAAGATATCCCAAGTTAATCAAAGAATGTAAACATTTCGCTGAAATACAAGAAGCGATGCAAGGATGGATAGTTTAATGGGTATTACAGACTTTTTCGAGTTTGAACAAGATCCCAACCAGTCAGGCGTTAAAGCAGCAGACTTGTTGGAAAAGAACATTTATGAATACGGTGTAGAGGTTATCTCTGACCGTGCTATTGCGGACTTCCGTGACGGATTGAAACCCGCACAAAGAAGAATTATGAAAGCAGCCGCTGACTTGAAGGCTACTTGGTCTTCAAAGACAGTTAAGTCTTCAAGAATAGTTGGCGACACAATGGGTAAGTATCACCCGCACGGCGATACCGGCATTTACTCGTCTATGGTGACGATGGCTAATTCGGAATATCCCGTCATTTACGGTCAGGGAAACTGGGGTTCGCTTACTGACGGACCAGCTGCACCAAGATATACGGAAGCAAAGATTTCACAACTTGGCATGAAGATGCTTGAATGCGATGATGTCACTGAGCTCGTTCCGAACTATACTGGTGAATTTAAGGAACCAGTGGTAATTTCAACACGCTTCCCTTATTTCTTTGTCAATGACTGCACCGGCATTGCCGTTGGTCTTTCTTGTGACATTCCAGCACACAACTTGAAGGAAGTTGTTGATGCTCTTAAGACAGTCGTTAAGAAAGGCGAAAAGACAACAGTCAAGGACATCATGAAGTACATCAAAGGACCTGACTACAAATTTGGTGGTAAGATCCTTTCAACGCCTGAAGAAATGGCACCGCTTTACGCTACTGGAAACGGAAAGGTAAAGTATGAATGCGAGTATACGGTTAAACCGGACAAGAAGTGCTTTATCGTTTCTATCACTGGCTATTGCCCAGGATTCTCGCCGAGCTCATTCATTGACGATGTGACTGCTCTTATGAAGGAGCATAAGGATATTCTTTATGTCAATGACTCTTCCACTAAGGATGGTGGTCTCAAACTTGAAGTCATCGTCAAGAATAAGGAAGTGTTCAACGAACATATCAAGAAATTGCTTTCTACTTCTAAGACATATCGTTATTATGCGATTAAGAGAACTAAATCTAACAGCGCAGAAAAGGACATTGATACAGAAGTCATTATGGACTCTCCACTGCACTTAATGCAACAGTGGGTTGAGTGGCGTAAGGGCGAAGAAACGAAAATGTGTCAAGTTGAGAGAAATTTGACCGCTGAAAGAAAGCAGAAAAATGAATGGAAGTTGCTAGCGTCTAAAAACCTCAAAATCGTCATGAAAGCCCTTGAAACTGAGGACCCTATTGACTATTTGGCTAAAAATCTGCCAGGCTTGAAAGATGCGCGAAATGGTGTAGAAGGCGCTAAATATATCTTGGACCAAAGGGTTATCTCTTTGCGTAAATTGGACCAAGCCGATACGGAAAAGACGATAGGAGATCTTCAGAAACATATAGAAGAGCTTGATTATGACATTGCTCACATTGACCAAGTGGTCATTCGTGAACTTGATAAACTCAAGCCTTTCTTTAAGGAAAGAACACTGAAATTAGAGGCATAGAGATTATGGACCAATTTGAAACTATGAAAGGATACATACTTGGACAGGTCGTAAGAATCTATCATACCATAGACGGGACACCCAGATATGTTAAAGTGCTG